TGCGCTTAGGCTTGTTATAGCCTGACACTCCAGCCCGTGTTAATCGTGAGTCTTTCATTATCGATACCTTGCCGTCTTCTTTGCTATCTTCTTTGGTTGCCTTACGAACTGCTGACCTCTTCTTGTTCCTTCACGCTTGGCTTTTGTAGTAGCCGCATACTCAGATGCGCTTAAAGCCCTACGTGCTCGCTCAGGAAGGTATCGTTCTCCTGTAGCCTTAGCACCTTGGGTGCTTGGCTTACCAGACTTAGTTCCCCATTTTTCTTTAGTCCATTTGGACAAAGACTTCTGCTTTGATGTCTTAGCACCAGAGTAGCCACCACCAGCCTTTTCATAAGCCTGTGCTAGCAACTGTGCCTTACGAGCAGACCACTGACCAGGATTACCACCCTTAGAACCTGCCATAATGCGGTTCTTAATACGCTCACGTAATTCTGGTTTAGTGTATGCCATTGTTACAGTCCTTTATACTTTTCGTATTCTTTCACAGCCTTTTTGTAATTTTTATACTTGGTCATCTGTGAAACATACTTAGCCATGTCATCTTGATACTTGCTTCTTGCATAACGCTTAGCACCTTCTGACATACCCCTAAGGCTGCCTAGTGGTGCTGGTGGTGTAGGACTTGGTACTGGTCTTGGTGATGGCGCTGCCATTACATGCCACCAAATAATCCGCGCTTTGCAGACTTCTTCATGGTCTTTTTCTTAGCGGTTTTCTTGACTACCATTTTCTTGCCAGACTTCTTTGCTGCTGCCTTAGCCATTGCCATACCCTTAGCGGTGTATGGATATTCTTTTCCGTTTACCATTGGCATTATACGAGACCCACTTCCTTGAGTTTAGATACTGTCTTGTTCTGTATTAAGTTTGTGCTGGGCATGGTATTAGCATCGTAAGCACTTCCCATGGCATCAGATGCTCTGCGAGCCTCTTGAATCTTTTTCATGGTTGTACCTGCTGGCTGGATACCTTCTGCTCTTGCTTGTCGGTAGGCATCTAACTCGCCTTCCCACTTTTTGTTGCTGGTCTGCTTCTGTGAGGAAGCGTCCCCTGGGCTCATTTGAAGCCCAATTATCTTGCATCCAAAGCAACCCTCAACATCCTCTGGGTGGGTTTCTCTGTGTTTCATATCGTCTCCACTGTGTAACCAGCAGCCTCTAGGTCCGCTTTCTCCTGAGCACTGACTTCGTACGAATATCCCCCGATATACGCAACATCTGCATCGGCTACTTCCTCAGCAGACGGAAAGCGCATTTCGTAATACTCGCCGTCTATCTTGAGGACTGTAACCCCTCTTACAAGCCTGTAGCGGCTAAATAGACGCCCTTCGCCTGCGGGACCCTCACTGACTGTAGGGGTTGTGAATCTGTATGCCATTTGACCTCCTAAGTCGTTTTATTGATAGGGCAGGAGTTTCCCCCTGCCCCACCCATCTAACTACTTAGATTACGCCTGTGGGCGAACTGAAGAAGAAGTTTCGATGCGGTATAGAGCAGCCTGGCGATAGATTGCCCAGTTGAGAATACCGTGCCATCCGACTGGACGGAAGCGGTTCAACTTGTCGACAACGTTGCCGAACTCGATACCTGGTTCCTTCCAGACAGCCTCAGCGAGTGCTTGCTGTCCGAGAACGTAGGTGTTGTAAACACGTGTCTGGGTTGCGCCTGAGCCAGAGCCTGACTGTGTGTTTGTCATGTTTGCTGTTTCGATGAAACGAACACCTTCCCATGCGCCGAGTTCTCCTGCAAGGAGTGGACCAGCGTTCTGGTACTCGTGTGGTGTACGCCAGATGTTGTTACCTGTCTCTGTACGAAGGTCGTGTGAGACTTCTGGGTGGATGTATGAAACATACATTCCGCCACGTGGAACAACGTTACCAGCACGCAACTTGGTTACGGCGTAACGAACATCGCGACCCTTGAAAGTGTCGGTTGTTGCAATTGTTGTCTTTGCAGCAGTTGTAGAAAGTGCACCAGCGGATTCGCGGATGACGTTTGTACCTGCATCAAGAACAGCAGCAACACCTGCATCAAGTGTCATAGCCATGTTGAATGCGACTGCGTTAGCAATCCATGGGTCAACATCTGCAAGTGACATGAGTGACAACTTGCGTGTTGGGAGCACTACGCGACCAAGTTCGAGTTGTGAAACATCGAGAGTTGTGGTTGCTGGAAGTGCTACTGCATCTGGGTCTACAGTTTCAGCGAGTGTTGCACCAGCAATTGTGGTGTCAGCAATATCGTTGTGGAACTGGAAACGGATTGAAGAACCGTCGTGGGTTGGGTTTCCGACCTTCTTATCCGCGATTGCGCGGAACTGTGGTGTTGTACGCAAGTTGAGTTCAATCAACTTGTCATACGCCATAGTGACGAGATTGGAACCTAAACCAGAGGTTGTAGTGGAAAAGACATCAGGCATTTCTGATATCCTCGCTTTCTGATTGGTTAGTGTGCGGTTTAGTTACCGCTTAGAATGGATAAAACTTCTTCCTCAGATGAAGCATTCGCTAGGCGAGTCTCCATGTCATTGGAAGCAGCGGGTGTCTCTGCATTGGTTAGCACAGCATCCATCTTCTGCATAGAAGCGATATCATTTTGATTAATCGTAGGCTTTGGTGCTGGTGTATATCCGAAGACATCTCCATTGGCATCAAGCCACGCAGCAATAGCATCTTCAGATGCCTCGATATCTGATGGAACGAACTGTGCAATCTTTAGATTGACACCTTTGGACGAAAGTACGTCCTTTAAAATCCGCTCTTTTTGGGCTTTGGTTAGTTCACCATAGTTGGTTTCTAACTCTTTGTTTCTACGCTTTTCAGCCTTTAGTTGCTTGCGTAGTTCCTTGATGAGTTGTGAATCTGTCGCAAACTCCTGTTGAGGAGTGCTTTCATCATCGTCTTCGTCATCTGCCCAGTAGTTGTCGCGGTTATCGCTCATGCGATTTCTCCCTTGTTAGTAGTTGTTCGCACACCTCAACCATAGACGGGGTATCTATAATTGGCTTGTACTATCGGTCTTGTACGCCTTCTGGGGCCGATTGGTCCAGAAGGGATTCTTATAGGAGGGTTGAAGACCCTAGTGAGTATTGAGTTACTCCAGAACGTGCTTCAAACGCCTTAGCGTTCTGCTCTGCCAACTTCTTACGGCGTAGAGAAGCCATGTTCATAAACTCTTCTTGTTCGAGTTCTGTCTGGATTGCCTGCTTGGTTGCAGTGGTTCCTGGTGTCTTCTCGTAGATACCAGAGAGGGCAACTGTAGGTTCAAGAACGTTCTTAATGTTCTCGAAGCCTGTAGCAGCAAGGTTAGAAATCTGTGTCTCTGAGTAACCCTTAGCAGTGAGTTCAGAAGCAATCTTCCTGTAGTTGGCAACCTGCATATTCTCAACAAGGTCTGGAGAAGAAGCGCGGCGGATTGCCTCAGCAACGAAAGCACCTGTATTCTTGTTAAGTTCAAGTTGCTCTTTGCCAATCTTGGAATCCATGTAGAAGTCCTGCAGACCAGTAGCGTCTGCTATGTATCCAAGTTTGATGAATGCCTGAGTCTTTGCTGGGTCTTGTGTAAGTGCAGCAAGGCGAGCATCGTTAGCACGCTTGTCTAGGTCCTCAACTGTTACGTTGTTCTTGACGTAGTTCTTGAGGGATTCAGGAGATAGATACTTGTCGCTGAATCCGTACTTTTCTTTGAGTCCCTTGTAACCCTCTACAGCATTGAATAGTTCGCCTGCTGACTTAGGAACTGTAAGTCCTTCGTTGAGGTATCCATAAGATGCGTAGAACGGAGAAGTAATCTTAGTGCCGTTCTTGAGGGTGTAATCCTTAGTGTTGAGGAAAATTTCGATAGCGTTATCGTAATCGATGTTATCCTTCAAAAGTGAGTTTAGGTATGATGCGGAAGAGTCGATAATTCCAGCGGAGAATCCTTGGCTCTTAAGTAAAGCCTTAAGCACGTCTAGGCTAGTTGAAGGAACTCCAGTGGTGTCGGTTGTATCAGTGCTACCATCGTTTTTGCCTTTACCGCTACCACTACTAGATGTGGTGGTTGTGGTTGAGCCAGCACTCTTGTAAAGAGTCCACTGACCTGTATTAGTTCCACCAATCCATGCATAGTAGAATCCTGCAGGAGCAACTGGCTTAACTGACTTGTTAAACATAGGGTTAGCAGCGGCTTGGGTTAGAGTCATTCCTGCTGCAGCAGCGCGCTCTTCTTGGAATCTCTGAGTAGTAGTTTTAACGCTTCCATCAGCGTTTCTACCTTTTGCTATATTTTGCTCTGCAAGAGACTGTTGTAAACTAACAAAGAATGGATTGCCAGAACCATATGTAAAGTTTGAAGTAGTGGTTGCTTTAGGGGCAGGAGTAGATTTGGTAGTAGTTACTTTCTCTACCTTACCTGATTCATCTGGTGCTATTGCCACGATTACCTCAATGCATTCTTAAGTGTTTGAGCCATATTGACTGCTGTATTGATTGCTCCAGATGTCTTGTCAAAACGGCTGTCTGACATGACCATCTGGTTGAGTTCAAAGTCATTAGGGAGGCGGTATGTTCCGTCTTCTCCCTTGAAGTTAAGAGCCTTAATTGCTAGTTGGTCCTTGACAGTAATCTCTGTCTCAAGAGCATTTGATAGACTTTTGAGCAGTGGGTCAACATACTTGCTAGCAGTCTCTCCTGGCTGTACCAAGTTCTGTATAGCCATAAAGCGTCCTGTGCTCTTCTTAGCCAACTCATCTGTGTATTGGCGATACATCTCTGCCTGAACCTTCTCATCAGGAGAAGACATGATGTTCTTGATAAGCGCTGATACTTCTGGCAGGGTTGGAGCATCCTGATAGTTAGCAAGTGCTGTAGCCTTAATTGAGTCATAAAGAGTCTTAGCAGTTCCGCCAATATCTTCTACAGTCCATGAAGCCTCTGGGAAGTTTTCTACTAGGAAGTCAGCCAAGAACTGAGTCTGCTCTTCTGCAGTGAATCCTTCACCACGGGATGTTGTAGCACCAGTAGTGATTGTCTTGTACTGCTTTACGCCCTCATCATTGGTCTTAATCTTGGCAAATACCTTGTTGCCAAACTTATCAACCTTCTGCTTCTTAGTCTTAGGGTCGATAACAGCCTTGCTTTTAGTATCATAGATAGGAGCATACTCAACCTTACCCTCAGTTGTGGTAGGCTGTAGTTGCTTCTTAACTTCGTTATTCCAAGCCTCTTGAAAACGCTTATCAAGTTCAGCAGGTGGAAACTGTCCATAAGCCTTGAAGTACGCATCAGAATAAGCCTGACGAGAGTCACCCAAGTCCTTAAGTTGAAGAGCACTTTGAATCTGCTTGGTGTACTTGGTAGTAGTGTCAGGCTGGGCTATTGTCTTAGGCTTTAGGGAAGTAGTGTAGTCTTCCAAGAATGTCAATGGGTCTACGTTACTAGCGATACTAGCAAGGATAACCTTCTCTAGTGCAGATGATTCATCAAGACCAATCTGACCTAGCGGGGTAGTTGACTTGCTGATTTTTGACTTGCGCATCAACTGCTGAATGTAACTTAACTGGCTACCCTGATATCCAGCAGGACCTGGCTGTGCAGATAAAGAACGGGCAATATCTTGTAGAGCCTGTGCCTTACGAACTGGGTCTGTAGCCTGAGCAAAGAATACGTATGGATTCTTAGGGTCTGTATAGATGCTACCTGTGCTGTACGCTGACATCTGCGCAAAAGCACTTGTTTTTTCAGCCATTATTCAGACTCCTTTAGTAATCCAGCAAATAATCCGTAATACATACGAGAGAACTCTGGATTTTCTATCATTAACTTTTCTCCCAATACGATAAGTTCTTCACGCATGAGAGTTGGAACTCCACCCTTAGATGACAACTCAGCGTAGTTAGTAACCTTAAGGTCATTTAGTACGTCTTTAAACTCTCTAAACTTTGCAAAGAATTCTTTAGTCTGGTTGTAGACCGAAGACTTCTGGAATGCTGGCTCTTCCAACGCTCTTTCAACATTAGCAATCTTCTCGTCGTTAACGCCGATTACGATTGTATCTGCTGGGCGAGCACCACCAAATTGCTTATTCAACTTGGCTATCTGCTCGTTGTACCAGAAATCTGTGTATCGTCCAGCAATCTGCTTCTCAGCAATCTGGCTCTTGAGCATTGAATAGACCATGCCTTCAGCCTCTTCTTCAATCTCAGCGGTAGATAGAGAACGGCGTGAACCAATCTTCTTCTGCCAGTTGTAATACTTGAGAGAGAATTCCCCACCAGGGAAGAAGTATGGAATGATGTCTCCCTTTGCAGTAGCATAGGAATCAACCAAATCAGCATTGTTATTCAAGAATGTCCAAGCATCTTCAGAACCAGTTGTACCAGGAGTAGAACCGCTGACTGCTACTAGGATATTCTCAATACCAAACTTGTCTGCAAACTCTGTGACTGCTGCGTTGCGGTCTCCAGGATGCTTCTGGTTAATATCACGCCACTCCTTGTAGAGCATAGTCATTGTCATAAAGTTACCCTTGTTCTTAGGGTCTTTAATCGCTGAGACTACTTCCTGCATTGGAGCAGAAGGTGAGATGCTCTGGAATAGTGCTGTAACAATGTTAATATTGCGAGATAATTTCTCAGCATCATTGAATAGACGATTACGTTCAGCATCGTTGCCAAGTGGATTGTCCCCATACTTGCCAGTAGATGCTAGGTAAGCAGCCCAGTCCTTAACACCACGCTGTGTAGATGCATCATCACCAAGGATTGCAGCCGATGTCTTCTTAAACCATGCTGGCAGAACAATGTCTTGGAAAGACTTTGGTGTTCCAAATGGTGTCAGAATATCTCTAACAATGTCATCTACTGGACCAAAAGCGGCTGTCTGTCCACTTAATGTGTATCCAGCAACCATAGCAGGTCCCATTCCAGGAACTACTGGGTTCAAAGAACCAAATGCAAGGTTAAGAGATGCTACAGGAGAACTAATCTGTAGAGCACTCTTCATATCTGTGCTTCCGCCAGCAAGTGCACCTAGGATAGTTCCAACAATAGGCATCTTGAACTTTAGTTCTTGTGAGTTCTCATCCTTGTAGAAGAAGCCTTGGTTGTCATCATATGACATGCCAGAAGCATCATAGATAACATTTGTACCCTCTTTAGTAAGAGCATCAAATGCTTTTCCGAATCTATAGATAGGAACTGGGTTAGAACGTGTTAGTTCTGCCCACTTGCCAATGGTGTTGTAGTGAGCCTGTGCGAATGGTGCTACCAATCGAGCAGCGTTAGCCCATTTCTTTTGCTTTGCAGCATCATAGAATAGATTCTTAACATAGTTAGAAGCCTGTTCAGCAGCCATTCCGTCAAGAACCTTAAGTGAAGTACCACCCTTGTGAACATAGTTAGGGTTCTTCAAACGCTTCTTGAGTGTGCTTTCGATAACACGTAGACCTGCAGGCTTACGTCCAATAAGGGTTCTTCCAGCAATTGCTGTAGGTGCAAGTGCCTTTTTAGCGTTCTTTGCAAGTATTTTGAGTTCTGCGGTATTGAGCATATCTGCATATCCTGCAATATAGTCCCAGTATGATGCATCAAACTCAGGTCCAAAGTTAGCCTTTGATTCCATACGTGCAGCAAGATTAAAGAACATATCAGTAAACTTACGTGCTTGACCTGCAGCACCTTCACCAAATACCTTCTCGGTGACGTGTGTAACAGCAGAACCTGTAAGTTTTTCAGGGTCAAAGAGTGCATTTACCTGCTTGATATATGCCTTCTCAGCAGCAAGCATTTGCTCTGTAGTAAGACCTTTTTGGCGATATGGAGCCTTAACAAGCACAGATTCACCGCGTGAGTTAGTAACACGCACCTGTCCATCACGGATAAGGTCAAATATTACGTTACGTTGTGAACCTTGTCCACCAAGTAGGTTTAATTGACCAGCAACGCTGTCTGGCTGGTTTGCATCAAAGAGCCATACAAGGATATTATCCTTATTGATGTTATCTGCAACGATACCAGGTCCTGTTTCCTTAAAAGGATTCTTTAGGAGAATCTGACGCATTCCGTCGTTGCTCTCGTAAATAGCAGATACGAACTCTTTTAGTTTATTGCCTGGCTCATCAAATGTAGCAACCAAGTTATCTACATACTGGATTTGAGCCTCTCTGGTTCCAGCCTGCATAACTCTAATTACGTCTGGCATGAACTTATCAGATGCAAAGTGGTTCATTGTCCAAGCAAGACCTTCTAGGAAGTCTGGGTGCTCAGATGTGATAGCCTCATATGCTTTGAATACGTTTACTCTACGTCCTGCTGAGCCATAGTCACCAACAGATGAGCCACGCATAAGTCCCATACGAGCAATAATAGATTCAGATAGTTCTACTTCTGCATCAGTAGTCTTCATAGCCTCGCCAAGAGCGTTAACTCCATATCGAGAGCGAGATGCTACGAACTTCTGGAATGAGTTACCTTCTGGATTAGCAATCATCATTGAGATAAATCCAACAGGGCTATTGAAGATGCTGTTATGTCCTGAGAAGAACTGGCGCATCTGCATTTCAGCGATGTTACGGAAGATGTAAGAGAAACGTCCGACCAACTGTGCTGTACGCCAGAGGTCTCCCATTTCTTCTAGGAGAATCTTTCCAGACTTTGCTGTTCCATAAAGAGGAATGTTAGTCTTATATCCAATTACAGCAGCATTGATAGCGCGTGTATCTGGCAGGTTAACTACATCTTGAAGTAACTGATACTCAAGGATACCCTTTTCAAGAGCAATTGTTTCTCCGTTAACAGTTAGTTTAGCGCCACCACTATTGTTGATAACGTTGCTGAGAGAGTAATTCTTAAGGATAGCCTCTTCTTTGCTATTGACTTTGATTAGGTTACTTAGTTCCTTAATCTTATCGTCAGTAAGTCCCATGCTCTTGCCTAGTTCGTCAACGACCTTTGTAAGACCATTGGATACGGCAGCAGCACGCTCAGCGTTAGTTGTAGCCTTAAAGATAGCACGCTGTGTCTCTTCAATAATTCTCTCTTGAGCACCCTTAGGCAAGATACGCTTAAGGTTAGTAGATGCAATCCAGTCTTCTACGCCATTGTTAAGAGCGGTAATATCATTCAAGTTAAGTGCTGTTGTACGAACATAGAATCGTCCAAATGCCTTATTGATATTTTCTGCATATCGAATAGCGTTGAGATTAACTCCAGGAACCATACGTGCTACAGGATTTGTAGCAATCTTGACTCCAGCAGATAGCGACTGCTTAATCTTAAGTGGGTCAGCACCAGGAACGAACTGATTCAAGAACACCTTGAACACGTCGTCAGCAGATGTAGCCTCTGTAAGTTCCAGAATCATTCGGTCATCAAGTTTACGACCAAAGAGACGACGCATTCTGATTGGGTCTGTCTCTCGTGCAATCAATTCGCCGATAGGCTGGAATTGACGTCCCAATAGGAACTGCAGCGGCTTAGAAAAGTCGTCCCCCACGTTGCCCATGAAGTTATCAGTGATTCCTATTTGGGCACGGATTGATTCACGGAATACGTTGTTTTCAGCAATCTCTAGTTCTAACTTGAGCAGGTCTTTAATGCCGGCATTGTTAGGGTCTTGGATAAGTTCACGCAACATGTCTGGGTCATTGTGCGCCTTCTCACGAAGTTGCTTGAACCATTCTTCCTTATCCTTCAGTTGAAGAGATTCGTTAAGTAGGTCGTCTAGTTCATTCTGACGAGCAGCAAGTTGAGCCTCTGAATCTTTGATTGAATCAAGTAACTTAAGAACGTTAGGACCCATGTTAGTTGGGTCAGCAAACTCTGCAGCAGCAGTACCGATTTCTGCACGAGTTGCAGCAATACGGCTTGAGTTAGTGATAGCAAATCCGCCCTCGCCACCATAGATTGAGCGGATATTTGAGAATCCGTCGACCTTCCAAATCTTTGCTACTTCCTCGGCAATAATGCTCATTACACGAGGATTCTTGTAGTTAGCAACTTCACCTAGAAGCATACCAAGGCTCTTGCCTTCAACAAGTTCATCGCCTACAGTAAATAAAGAGCCAATGAAACCATCAAGATTAGCAGCATCGTCACGAAGGCTAGTTGCCAACTCGTTGAAGATTTTAAAGTCTTCATCGTTTGCCTTCTTGCCTAGTTTATCAAGGCGGTCTGCAAACTTAGCACGACGAAGAGCCTCAGCAGTACGAGTCTTTTCATCTGCGTTTAAGAATGTTTCTTTAAGGTCAAGTATCTTAAAACCTTTTTGGTCTTTTGCAGTTACAAAGTACTCTTCTGTCCAGTGTGCTCCAGCAGAAATCTTGCCGTATTCTGGAAGTTCATCAAGAATTGGAGCACCATCAAAGAATCCACCAGTATTCTTCATATCGGCGCTGAGCAAGTCCATAGCCTGTGTAAGTTCACCAGTTTGAGTCTTAGGATTTGCTACAAACCAGTCGACCATAGCCTTGTTTGAGAGAGTATTCTTGACTGTATCATCAACACCAGTCTCATACTTCCAGCGAAGTGATGTCTTTTCAAAGTTAAGCAGTTTAGTAACTGTGCTTACCTTAGCATCATTAATCTTCTTTTCGGCAGCAATAATCTCTTGTTCTTTTTGCTTAAACTTGTTAGCAAAACGCTTGTAACTGCTAGAAATCTTCTTGTTTTGCTTGTCGACTAGAATCTGTCCAGTCTTTTCAAGTTCATCAAGTGAGTCTTTAGCCATCTTATCAAAGCCAGACTTAGTTACATCAGCAAGTTCATTAGAGAACTGTGTAACTTTCTTGCCTTGAGAAATAATCTTTCCTACAGAACCAGGTCCAAACCATGTTGAAGGGTCTGCAGCAACGTTAAGTGTGGCATCCAAGATACCAGACATAATTTTGTAGGCATTACCATTAGGGTTTAAGCCAACACCGTTGAACACGGAACGACCAATGGTGAATGATTTGCCATTAATCTTCCCATACTCAGCCATGCGCTTAGCCTGAGCCTTGCCAATTTTAGTTTCAGGTGTAATGAAGAAGCCTGAACCTTGTCCTCTTCCAAAATTACGAATAGTTTGACCTAGAAGTGTGTTCTCACCGAAGATACCAAACCCTAAATCTTCACGTAACTGCTCTCCAGCACCCTTTTCTCCACGTGCAAGGGCTACTGCATCACGAGTAATTGCAGTTGCAGCATCATAAGGTGAGCGCAAAGCAGCAAATACTAGACGTGTAGCACCCTTGAATGGGTCATATACGACTTCATCAAAAGCATTCTGGATAGCACCAAGTACTCCGCGCTTAGGTTCTACGCTTTTCTTGATTTTATCAACATTAAGAGCATCATTCTTAAGAGCAGCGATACCATCAACACTTGTAATCTTATTAAGACCAGGAGTGTTAGCATCAAATCCTGAACGCACCATAGAAATAACCAAGTCATTACTAATGCCTGGGTACTTAGCATTGATTGCGTTAAAGTTATCTAACTCTTTGCCAGTAAGAGTACCCATTTGCACATCAATCATGCGCTGTAAAGGACTCTTACGGGAAGCCTGAGAAGCCTTAATTACGGATAGTAGGTTATCTGCCACTATGCTTCCAATTCGTTATAGGCTTCTACCATCATTCCTAGTTGACGAGAAGTTGGATTAGCAGCAAAAAGTGCGCGTATGAATACAGAGTCAGGATTTGGAGAATCAACTGGAGTCTGCAAGACTGAATCGTCTGCTCCAGGACCACCCTTAGCACCCTGAGATAGTGGCACTCCCTGACTTCCAGGTGCAAAAACGTTAGTTGTTGTTACTGGAATCTGTACTCCACCAGCAGGCATACCTGCAGGAATAGGAGTTTGTACATCAGTTGAAGCGGCTGTTGCTAGTTGATTCAAATTAGAACGCTCAGAATATGCACCACCAGGAGCATTCTGAATCTTTGCATCGTTAACTACACGCTGTACGCGGGCTGAAAGGTTCTTATCAGTACGGCTGGAATTCGCACCAACCCCTGAAACAACTTCTTTAACCATTATTAGTCCTCGTCTTCATCCATGTACTTTGAAATATCTGCGTCTGTTGGGATTTTCCAATTAACCCAGTCAGGATATGAATCCTTGTCGATGATTAGCGCTAGCGCAATATCGTGTTTAAAGCCTGCTCTTAGCAGCGAGGTGTAGTACTCGTTAAGCCAGATGCAGTACATCTCTAAACGATTGTATTCGTTAGTGTCGACTGTCTCGACTTTCTTTCTACGAGTAGCCACGTTATCCCCCTAAGCCTGCTAACATTGTTGCTAAATCTGCTGGAGCGCCTTGTTGAGGGGTTCCGCCAGAAGGTTGTCCAGGAGCCGCTGGGGACGGGGGCGCTTGCTCAACTGGGCCTTGTGTGCCTGGCGGAACCATCTCTGGCTGTGCTGGCTGTGCAGGTTCTTCAACCTTAAACACTGCCAACGCAGCAGCCTCGATGCTGTCCCCTTTGCGGCGACGTTCAATAACGTCTGCAATATTCTGAATAAGTTTAGATGGGTCTTGTCCCTGTGCCGCCATAGCAGGAATAGCCTGAGCACTTGCAGTAATTGCTGCAGTCAAGTTCTCCCGCATCTTTTCAATTTCAATGCG